CCGCGAAAAACTGGATACCCGTCGCGGCTCAAATTCACAACTCGAAACGGCAGTGAAAGACCTGGGAGCGGTGGTGTCTTTCAAAGGGTATTACGGTGATCTGGCCATTGTGGTGGCGAAAACGTCTTATGTGGCAGACGACGGTACCGAAAAACGTTATCTGCCGGTGGGCACACTGGTCCTGGGGAATACGGCAGCAGAGGGCATTCGTTGCTATGGTGCCATTCAGGATGCGCAGGCGTTGTCCGAAGGTGTGGTGGCCTCTTCCCGTTATCCGAAACACTGGCTGACTGTGGGCGATCCGGCCCGTGAATTCACCATGACGCAGTCCGCACCGCTGATGGTGCTGCCGGATCCGGATGAGTTTGTGGTGGTACAGGTGAAATAATCCGTGAGCGGGGGCGAAATGCCCCCGTGTCTTTTTTCACAGGAGGCTGAGATGGCAACAAAAGAAGAAAATCTGAATCGTCTTCGTCAACTGGCTGGCCTGCTGGGGCGCGAGGCGGATATGTCGGGGAGTGCTGCGGATATTGCTCAACGTGTGTCTGAGTGGGAAGAGGAGCTTGCTGTTTCCCCGGAGGGCATTATGCACTCTGATGAGAGCGGGGCTGATCAAAATCACACAGACGATGGTGAGCAGTTGAACAACACGGATGCTCCGGATGATGTTAAAGCCGTCCGGGTACGGAAGTGCCTGCAAGTAATGGGGTATTGCCCGGAGACAGGTCGTCCCGTTGAGCTGGCGTTACGGGGTATGCGTGTTCTGGTGCCATCATCACTGGCAACGGCCATGATACAGCACGGAACGGCTGAATATGCGTGATTTTCAGAATGCCTTTGATGCTGCCCTCGCCGGGGTAGACAGTACGATCGTTGAAGTGATGGGGCTCTGTGCGCAGTTCACCTCGGGGGCACAGTGTGGCAGCGAAGTTCAGGGGGTTTTTGATGATCCGGAGTCGCTGGGGTTTGCCGGTGGCGGGGTCCGTATTGAAGGAAGCAGCCCGTCATTATTTGTGCGGACGGATACGGTTCGTGCCGTGCGGCGTGGTGACACGCTGACCATTAATGGTGAGACATTCTGGGTGGATCGTGTTTCTCCGGATGACGGGGGCAGCTGTTAT